TCAGTATCAATGTCTGTTACTTTTACATAACACATCTCCACCAACTTCATACCTTCTACAAGAACAGGTTTCTTTGCGAAATCCTCAAAGTGTTCTTGGGCCTTTACATATTCAAAGGGATATTTCATTGTTTCTCCATAATATAAATTAACCTCAATCTTCTAGCATAGTATACCTGTTATTAAAACAAAAGTCAAGGCTTATTCGCCAAGAAAGTCATTTAAATTTCCAGATGTCTTTGCAGCATACTTACCAATCAACTTCTCTTGTTTACCGTAGACACCGATTGTTGCCAATCGTCTATCACAATATGCAACACAACTAAACCGTTGTCCATTACCAGAGATAGGTGTAACACCGTGTACTTCTTGACTATCTGCAATCACAACACTATTATCTGGGGCATCAATTGCAACACCATAACGAGGGAAACAAAGATATGCACCATCATAATCACCTTCTCTGAATACACACATACTTGTCATACCAGCATCAGTGTCACCACTGTCTACATGTGCAGCCATCTTTGCAGACTGATATGCAGAATATCTATTCGCAGAAAGTGTAGTAAAGATACCTTCACCAATTCTATGTTCTGGACGAATGTTGTTTTCTGCAAATGACTTCTGACTTTTATATATGTCATTGTTTGCTTTTGCAAATGCAGTTTCATTGTGTTCAGAAATTTCTTGTAGTGCTTCCCACTTTTCTTTATTGTCTTTACACCAACCCGATACATCAATACCACCAGTGAAACGTCCACGTTTGTGTCCAATCATAACTGAATGGATTTCGTTTGAGTATGCAATCATACCCCAACCACCAGACTTTGTACGGACATAATATGAGTTAGGTGTTCTAAGTTTATAGTCTTGTCCTTCAACTAAACCTTTTGCCAACATCTCTTCTTTATCAATAGGGCCTGAACAGTTTGCCCTCATTGTAGATGTATCTTCAATAGTAGTTAGAATATCCCTAATCTTACTTTGTTTAGGGAATGCATTTGTAATAACATATGCAAGGGGAACATCTGAACCATCCAAAGATAGGATAGGTTTCATTACTCCCATGTCTGTATCAGTTACTTTGATTACCTCATCGTATGCTGATTCGTCTAGAAATTTACCATTCCATTTATCGTAAGTTTCTTTTTGACCTAAGTCTTTCTTAACCGTTAGTTTCTGCATTTTGTATCTCCTTATAGGGTTTAAGGATGTTTTCGTACACTTTATCAGCAAGGTACTTCATTTGTAGTGGTGCAACCATCAACCCAATTCTTGCAAGTTTCTCATTAAGAGTACCAGTGAATTTATAATCCTCTGGCAAAGTCATTAGTCGTGCAGCTTCTTTAGTTGTGTACACCCTATCTTCTTCTGGGTGCAAGTGAACTGCAAGACTTGTTTGTAGTCCTTGTTCAGAAAGTGTATGAGATGCTTGATTCCAAGGAACTCTACGAGATTGAAAGAACGAACTCTTTCTATCTGGAATACTCTTACCCCATTTCTTTCTATGTTCAATGACTTTATCATACCAAGGCCCAACTACATCATCACCAACAGAGACAACCTTTTCTGGATTCTTTGGTAGTCTCTTCATCCACTTATATTTAGCGCTCTTGGTCATCGACTCACAAAGTTCAACTGCTTCAAAAGCATTCTCATTGTTTTGTTGAATATCCCAAATTGCATCTTTAATTGTGGTGACATGTTCTTCTGGTTCTGGAAAAATCAAACTTTCAAGTATCATAAATGGTACTCCGATTTTATCCAGTACATCGTTCCTTACAGATACGATAAAAACTCTTTCTCTTTTCTGAGGCACACCATGATTGTGTCCCTTTAGTACTTTGTAAACTGTTGTATAACCTAATGCCTCGAAATCATTTACCATTCTCATCAAATGTTCTCTTGCATATTCCATTGTAAGACCTTTTACATTCTCACAGATAATTATTTTTGGCATCATCTCACCAGCAATACGAATCTGTTCCCATGTTAAATCTTCAATGTTTTTTTGTTTCATTCCATAGGCAGTCTTTTCTTTACCCCAACCTTTTTGTTTTGTACCAGACATTGAGAATGGTGGACAAGGTGGTGAACCATCAAGTATATCAAGTTCTCCCTTTTTGATTCCTGTCATCTCCATAATCTTTGCACCAGTGACTTCTTTGATATCACCACATATGTGTGCTGGTGTCTCTGGCCAATTCTCTAGATAGGTATCCACTGCGACTTGTTGAAACTCATTGACAAATTTACAATCACCGCCTGCAAGTTTATAACCAGCAGATGAACCACCACCGCCCGCAAAGAACGATATGTAATCGAATAGTTTTCTGTCAGATGACTGTTTCAGTTCATCAAGTGTATATCTAAAATATTTCATTCAAATCCTCTTTCATAATTTATACTCTCATTATACTTGTTTTGCCAACAAATGTCAAGGCATTTATCCAAAGAAATCCTCAAGAGTTGTCTGTGTTCCATAAGAACGGTCAATCTGCCACCCAATTTGGTTCATAATAAACGTCAAAGGTTCAACAAATGCCTTCTCATACTGCAAATCATAGTCAATCATACTATGTAAATCCAGTTCTGTAGGCAACTTAGTAATGAATGAAATGACATTGGATGACATTCGATTCGGTTGTCTCATGTTCAAGAACTTGATTTTATCACCCTCTTGTATAAGAGGATACTTGTTATTAAGTTTGTTCTGTTTCGTATAGTGATTGTAAAGCAATGCACCTTTACAATGCATAGGAACACCTTTAGTAAAGATACCCGAACTACTACTCCACTTCTTTAATCCATTAACAGAACGAGGAAATGCAATCTCTTCTGGTGGAAGTTTCATAAACTCTTCACGAAACTCTTGGATGAATGTGTTTACATCCTTCTCCGAACCAGACATGATAATCTTCAGTGCCTCTTTAATCTTGTCACGACAAGGTGCAGGCGTAGATGATTTAACTGCTTCGATACCCATGATTTTAAGTTTGGGTTCTTGATAACGAACACCTTCGATATCCCATGCATTAAGAATGTATCTTTTCTTTGCAGTCCAGATACCCTTATCTGCAATAACCTCTCTTGCCATTTGCATCTTTTGGTCATATGCATTTACATAAGAAGCAAGAGCTTGATAACTCTTATCAATAAAAGGTTCAATTTTCTCTTGAGCAACTCTATCAAGGAAGTCCACCGCCCTCCCACGATACGAACTCTCCGACTCATCTGTTCTTTTTTCAAGCACAGTATTAACCAACTTGTCAAAAGTAATGTATACCGAATCTGTATCCGATGCAATAACATAATCTTCTCCATTCGTTTTTAACAATTTGTTTAGATACAAATTGATGGACTTCTCAATCCAACGTATAGAAAATTGTCCCGATGTCGTAATACCCTCTGCAATCCTCAAATCATAATATCTAAACCACTCATTACCAATCGCACCATAGGCTGAGTTTAGTGAAATCTTTCTTGCCATCTGAATATTCTGAAACCTTGAAACATCTTTTAAGTATTTAGCATCTTTGGTATCTTCATATTTCTGTTTGGCATCTAACATCTTTTTCTTGTAGATGGTACGGTCATTATACATCTCTTGCATCATCTCAGGCAAGAAACCTAATTTGTCTTTACTGAACAACGCACCGTTTGGTGTCATCGTTACATTGTTTGGAAGCATGTTTTTGATATCAAACTTTTGTGCAATCAAATCATCAACAGATGAATCACCAAGATTAAGTTGTTTTGCCAACAAAGTCTCTGGTGAAATATTGTACTGCATAATTAAGTGTGGATATAGAGAGTTCAAGTCAAAAGACATAACCCATTTATGTTGTCCTACTTGTGGTTCTTTTACATAAGCACCAACATACTTCTCACCCTTGGATTTGTGTCCAAGTTTTTGTGGAATGATAATCTTACTTTTTAGTAGATGATTGTAGATTAGAACATCCCAATACTTAACAGACGTAAACGAATCTGATACGTTTACCTTTGCCTCATACGTCATAGTGAGAATCAAGTCGATGAG